TCTAAATCCAGTAGATCCAACAGCAGACTTTAAGGTACCATTCATGGTCAAAGCGGCCGTGCTACCAGGATCTACAATTGCAGTTAATAACACTATCAAATATTTTGGTAGAGAAATTCAATTTGCTGGTGATAGAACTTTTGAGGCTTGGGAAATTACAGTTATTAATGACGAAGATTTCTTAATTAGAAACTCTATGGAAGCATGGATGAATTCTATCGCTTCTCATGAAAGCAATTTAAGAGGATTGCCTCAGGATTATAAATCTGATGCATTGATTACTCAATATAGTAAAAATGGTGAAGCTCTGCGTACATATAAATTTGAAGGAATGTTCCCAACAGCCGTTGCAGCGCAGACAATGGACTGGGGTACTGATAGTATACAGGAATTTACTGTTTCTTTTGCTTACGACTTATGGACAGTCGAAGGCAAAACTGGTATTCCAACTACTTAATTAATTATAGGATGATATTTTGAAAATTTTTGGCTTTGATATAAAGAGGGCAGAGGAAGAGACTGAAATACCAGTATCTTTTGCCGAACCTTCTAACGATGATGGAGCGATTACGGTTGGTAATGCGCTCGGTGGATTTTATAATACGATACTTGATATGGAAGGTTCCGCTAAAACGGAATCCGACCTTATTACTAAATATCGTTCAATGGCAATGCAACCTGAGATTTCACAAGCAGTAGATGATATTGTAAACGAAGCAATTAGTGTTGATACAAATGATAGAGTTGTTGATATTTCTTTAGGAGAAACTGATTTATCGGATAAAGTAAAGAAGTCTATTGTAAAAGAATTTGATAATGTACTCGCATTGTTTGATTTTACAAATAATTCTTATGATATGTTTAATAAGTTTTATGTGGATGGAAGACTGAATTATCATATCATTATTGATCCTGAAGATGTAAAGAAAGGCATTGTTGAATTAAGATATGTTGACCCTCGTAAGTTAAAGTTAATACGAGAAGTCGATAAGAAAGGAAAGGATAAGCATTCTGGTATATCGGTTAAGAAAATTAAAAATGAATACTATATGTATTCAGAAAGCGGGTTTCAAAATGCAGGTACAGGAGCAGGTGGCTCACAAGGTACATCTGGAATTAAAGTTGCTAAGGATAGTATAGCAAGAGTAACATCAGGATTAATGAATGAGAATAACAGTTTAGTATTATCTCATTTACATCCAGCAGGAAAGGCTTTAAACCAGTTAAGAATGTTAGAAGATGCTGTTATAATTTATACATTAACAAGAGCACCAGAAAGAAGAATTTTTTATATTGATGTAGGTAACTTGCCAAAGAATAAGGCAGAGCAGTATCTTAGAGATATGATGGCTCGACATAAGAACAAGTTACAGTACAACTCAGAGTCAGGACAGATTACTGATTCTCGTAAGATGTTAACAATGACAGAGGATTTTTGGTTCCCTCGTCGTGGTGGCGAAAGGTCAACAGAAGTTGATACCCTCGCAGGAGGTAACGCACCAGGATTGAGTAGTAACGAAAATTTAGAGTATTTTCAACGTAAATTATACAAGGCGTTGAAAGTACCTTTATCTCGTTTAGAACCAGAAGCCATGGCAACCTTTGGTAGAACATCAGAAATTACTCGAGATGAACTAAAGTTTGGAAAATTTATTAGAAGGATTCGTACTCGCTTTTCATGGGTATTTAATATGGTACTTGAAAAGCAATTGGTACTTAAAGGTATATTAACACCTGAAGAGTTTAATGAAATTAGAAATGATATTCGTTATGACTTTGTTAAGGATAATTACTTTGAAGAATTAAAGGAAGCTGAGATCTTGAGAGAACGTTTAAATACTCTCAGAGACATATCTGATTATACAGGTAAGTATTTCTCTCATCAGTGGATTACAACAAATGTACTCCAAATGACAGAAGAACAGCAGAAAGAAATGGAAGATCAAATTGCTGACGAAACGGCGCAAGGCGGTCATACAGAAGACGATCCTTTTTAGAATATAAATAAAGTATAGAGTAAATTAAATTAGGGACTAAACATGAAAAATTTTAAAGATCTAGTTTCAGAAGTTGCCCAGCCACAGGCACCTGAGGAAAGACGCTTTAAGGACCAACATACAATTGAGGTAATTCCTCATCCTGTTGCGCCTGATCACGTCTTTACTGGCGAAATACCTGGCCTCACGGACGGTAAACGTCCTGCTGATAATGACAACGCCGAAGCTGATTACGACAATGCATATAAAACCAAAGTAGACAATACTTTACCTCAGCGCGCAGGCGCAGGTAAACAGGTTGCCGAAGATTCTAATATTCTTAAAAAGTCAATCACTGAAATTCTTGGCGTTAATAAAAAGAAAGAAGATAAGAAAGATGACGAATCAATGGAAGAAAGGGTAACTTGTCCTAAGTGTGAAGGCAAAGGTTGTGACCATTGTGACGGTAAAGGCTATCATATCAAAGAAGGTGGTTGTTCAGACGATACTTTAAAAGCAGAAAAGAAACCTGTTAAGAAAGCAGAAACTAAAGAAGAAAAAGTTGATGCAGCAGACAATAAGGATTCTTTGGAGCCTGAAGCAAAGCCAATTAAAAAGCCAAAGGTATCTCCAACTTCTGTTTCTATTAAAGATTCAAATGGTAAAACAATTTCATTAACGTTCAAAGAGATGTTAGATAAAGTTTCTACAGAGGAAGAATTGCTTGAGAGTCCCCAACAAGAAATTCCAATGATGATGAAACAGCTAAACTTTATTTGCTACGCTTCACAAGAAATTGAAGAATACCTTGGAGAAGGACAGGATCCTGAAGAATGGTGGCAAAACAAATTAGCGGAAGTATTCTCAAATGTTAAATCATTGTATGCTTATGCTAAAGGTGATTCAATGGTAAATGGTCGACCTCTTGGAGCAGCAAAGATTCTTGCTCGTGCAGGTTACGGTGAATCAATTGAAGCAGGATCATTTGAACTACAAAACAAAACTTCGGTTGAAATATCAGAAGAAGATGCTGATTTATTAAATAGAATGTTCGAAGAATTAACAGAAACGAATTCACAGGATATGTATGGCGTTATGGTTGCTGATGAAGCAGGCTTTGCAGAAATCCTTGATTTTGCTAAGGAGAACTTATCATGAATTTAATTACAGAATATACAGATCATTCCGTAGAAGTAATTACCGAAGCTAAAGACGACGGTAAAAAGAATTACTTTATTGAAGGTATCTTTATGCAAGGCGATATTAAAAATCGCAATGGAAGAATTTATCCAAGTAAAACGCTTGAGACCGAAATGGGTCGTTATCAAAAAGAATTTATTGAAACAAAGCGTGCACTTGGAGAACTAGGTCACCCTGATGGTCCACAGATCAATGGGGATCGGGTTTCCCATCTTATTACTGAGATGAGACGCGACGGCAACGATTTTTATGGTAAGGCTAAGATCTTATCAACACCTATGGGGGAAATCGTCAAGAGCCTATTAGACGAAGGAGTAAAGATCGGGGTTTCAACTCGCGGTCTTGGTTCGGTCAAGGCAGGTAGAGATGGAGTTATGGAAGTCCAAAAGGATTTTCATCTTTCTACTGTTGATATTGTTACTGACCCTTCAGCACCAAATGCGTTCGTAAATGGTATCATGGAGAACGTAGAGTATTACTACGACATTGCTTCAGGAAATTGGAGAGCTCAAGAAGCTATCGAAAATATCCAAGAAGAAGTTGAGAAAAAAATCAATCACGTGGTAAGAACTATTGATGAAGAGACGGCAACAAGAATGTTTAAAACATTCGTCCAATCTTTGAGAAACTAAATTTTTATAAATAAATAAAGTAAAGTTTATTATAAACATATTTGTAAGTTAAAAACAAATTTAAAGGAGAAAATAAATGGAAAACGTAGAAGAAAAATTCGTTTCCGACGATGGTATCTCAGAAGTACCTGCTGCTGTAACACCTGAAGGTGGAGAAGGTAAAAAGGACAAACTGAAGAAGACCACTACTGACGAGCCTAAAGGCGCAGTTGATGCCAAGAAAGTAATTCCTGGTCAAGGCGATGCTGGTAAGCCTGTTCCTACTGCTGAAGAAACTGAAGTTGACGCTGAAGTTGAAACCGTAGAGGAAGTAGTTGTAGAATCTTCAATTGAGTCAATCATTGAAGGAGAAAATCTATCAGAAGAATTCAAATCTAAAATATCTTTAGTATTTGAAGCAGCATTAAACGAAGAAGTAAACAAAAGAACTGAGACAATTCGCGAAGAATTAACTAAGTCTTTAGACGAATCACTTGAAGAAGCAGTTACTGAGAAATTAGATACTGTTACTGAAAACGTTGATAAGTATTTAGATTACGTTGTATCTGAATGGATGTCTGAGAATGAAATCGCAATCGAATCTGGAATTAAGGTTGAGATGGCGGAATCATTAATGTCAGGTCTTAAGAACTTATTCGTAGAACATAACGTTAGCGTTTCTGAAGAAACTGTTGATGTTGTGGAAAACTTAGAAACAACTGTATCTGAATTGGAAGGGAAAGCCAATGATCTAGTAAACGAGAATATCGAATTACAAAAGACTATTGCCACTTTTAAAGCAGATCAAAAATTTGACGAAATTTCAGAAGGACTATCTGTTAATCAGGTAGAACGTTTGAAAGTATTGTCTGAAAAGCTTGACGTTGAAGATATCGATGCATACGCAGAGAATCTTTCAGTAATCAAGGAATCATTCTTCAGTGATAAGCAGATTGTGGAATCACATGACGTCCAGGAAGAGAATGATGAAATTATTCTAGAGGAACAGGAAGTATCTAAACCAACTTCTGATTACACCTCTATTAATGCTCTAGTTGAAGCTTTCAACACTAAGAAGTAATTAGAATAATTAATTTGGTTTTATAAATTAAATTTTAATTTTAAATAAAGGAGATCCAAAATGGATAACTATACAAGACTAGTGGAAAAGTGGGAGCCTATCTTAGCGCACGATTCTTTTTCACCAATCACTGATAATCACAGGAAAGCAGTTACAGCTACTATCCTTGAAAATACAGAAAGGGCTTTGGCCGAAACTGGTGACTTATCAGCAAATATGACTTCTTTGCTTTCAGAAGCACCTGCTAACGATGCCGGAACCGGCGGATTTGGTGGAGGTTCTACTGCAACTGGTCCTACTGCTGGTTACGATCCAATTCTTATCTCATTGGTAAGACGTGCTGTACCTAACATGATTGCATACGATATCTGTGGCGTCCAGCCTATGACTGGTCCTACAGGACTTATCTTTGCAATGCGTGCTAAGTATGCATCACAAGCTGGTACTGAAGCATTATTCAACGAAGCTGATACAGACTTCTCTGGTGCAGGTACTCACGCAAATACTTTACCTGGTGGCTCTGTCACTACTGGTACAGGTATGGGAACAACTGAAGCTGAAGCCTTAGGCGACGGTAACGGTACTAACTATGCAGAAATGGCCTTCTCAATCGAGAAAGTAACTGTTGCTGCTAAAACACGTGCTCTAAAAGCAGAATATACTACTGAGCTTGCTCAGGACCTTAAAGCTGTTCACGGACTTGACGCTGAAACTGAATTGGCTAACATTCTTCAAACTGAAATCTTAACTGAAATCAACCGTGAAGTTGTTAGAACAATTTATGATACAGCTGTTGTCGGTGCTGCCGCTGCTGCAACTCCAGGTACTTTTGACCTTGACGTTGACGCAAATGGTCGTTGGTCTGTTGAGAAGTTTAAAGGTTTAATGTTCCAGATTGAGCAAGAAGCTAACGCAATTGCTAAAACAACACGTCGTGGAAAAGGTAACGTTGTTATCTGTTCTTCAGATGTAGCCTCTGCTTTACAAATGGCTGGTGTACTTGACTACACTCCTGCTTTGAACAGCAATACTCTTGAAGTTGATGACACAGGCAATACTTTTGCTGGTGTTCTTAACGGACGTTTCAGAGTATACGTTGATCCTTTCGCAGGTGCTAACTACTTAGTAGTTGGTTATAAAGGTTCATCTGCATTTGATGCAGGTTTATTCTACTGCCCATACGTTCCATTACAAATGGTTCGTGCGGTTGGTGAGAATAGTTTCCAACCAAAAATCGGATTTAAAACTCGATATGGTATGGTTGCGAATCCTTTTGCTCAAGGAGCCACTCAAGGTTCTGGCGCATTGACTGCTGACGTTAACAATTACTACAGAAAAGTTACAATCTCTAACTTATTCTAAGTATCGTTAAAAAAAGAGTTTAGGTCAACTAAACCACAATTAAAAGTTCTTCGGAACATTTGGGCAACCCTTCGGGGTTGCCTTTTTTATGCAGCGCAGTTTAACCTGCCCTCTGTTCAAACTGTTCATCAATAAAGTGTTCTAACTGTTCTCCTTCGAGACCCAGTGCTTCACCTTCTTCTTTTAATTGCTCTAATGCAATTTCATTCCAATGACAACTCATATTACACCTCCATGTAAAGCTTCAAACCTTTCTTCGGTTATGTGGATTAATATTTCATCTCTGTCGTCGTCAGCATGTAATCCTGTTTCGATGACAGCATCTATAATGTCGTTTTCTAAAAGACCTTTTGCATCTTCGTTAAGAACATCAGTATGTATCTTTTCGATGATATTTGTTTCTTCTTGTAGATTCATAATTAACTCCTTTTTATTTAATATACAACAATTATAATCTATCTCACAATGAATGTCAATAGTTTTATGAGAATAAAATGAATTATTTTCTTGAGAAGTATGATCTGATTAAAAAGATACGTGTATATGCAACAATAGTCATTACTAGAGTGACCAGAGTCCCTAACGTGATAGGATCAGTAATACCAAACCGTTCTATATAGATATACAGTAAAAAGAGGTTTAAAGGGTAATTAATCGCTAATCCAGTTGCGATTTGAAATGAAGTTTCTTTATGAATTCTTTTTGTTTCTGGTTTCATATTAATCGTGAACCAAGTTTATGTCCTAGTTCTTTGTATTCTTTGATA